AGTTCCACCAGGACTTCGCAGCAGCATCAGTAGAAACAACAATCTATCCACTATTGGGTACAGTTGTTGCATGTACAGTAAAGCCAGTAGATGCTGCAATAGCAGCAGATAATCCAGAGTATCAATTTAATGCTTTGGTTTCAGAATGGACACCTCTAAATGGTGCTGTAGGCGAACTAGCCACTGCATCAGTTACATGGCCAATTACTGGAGCAATCGTTAAGGATGTAACTCCTTAATATGTCAAAAATAGTCTTAACAAATGCGAATATAACTTTTCAGGCACTTGACTTCTCAGTCACTCCTCCTGTTCCAGTTGGATCCATTTATGATTTCAGTGACCACATTTCAAGCATTGTGCTTGCAACTAATCACGATATTGTTGAGACTACAGAAGTAGGACAAACTTACAAGAGGGTAATTGCAGGTCTTGGTACTAACACAGTTAATTTTGAGTTTTACCAAGATTTTGCAATTGGCTCTGTAGAAGATATTATTTATGACTGGATAGCAGCAAGAGTGCTTTGTAAAATAAAGCCTATAAATGCTCCAGCATCTACAACAAATCCTGAATATGAATTTCAGGTCTTGATTACTGACTGGACTCCACTAAATGCTGGGGCTGGACAAATATCAACAATAAATGTTAATTGGCCAATTAATGGATCAATTACTAAAAACACAACACCTTAGAAAAGGGGCACAAAAATGGACGGACTAAGAATAAAGGTAAAAACATCAGATGGACAAGAAGGAACATACTCTCTTCGTCCTAAAACTCTGGTTGCTTTTGAAAACAAATACAACAAGGGTTTTGCTAAATTGCTTAGCGAAGATCAGAAGTTGGAACATATCTACTTCCTTGCGTGGGCAGCGATGAGAGATAGTGGAAAAGTTGTAAAGCCATTTGGTGATGGATTTTTAGACACACTTGAGAGTGTGGAACTAGACTCAGACCCAAATTCAGAATCCACAGAGACAGCCTAACCTATACGGTAGCAATGATCTCTGTGGAGACAGGACTTTCTCCAACAGACCTGCTTGATGCACCTGATGGTGTGCTTGAAGCAATAGTTATTTATCTTAAAGAACGATCAAAGGATGCGGGTAGGCAATGAGTGATAAGGCAATAGTGTTAACTGGTGTTAAAGAAACACAAAGAGCACTAGAGAAGTTTGACAAAGATGCAGTTAAAGCATTTAATAAACTAGTTAATTCAGAGTTAAATGGTGCTAAAAAAGAAGCATTAGGATTTGTCAAATCTGAACCTCCACTTAGTGGATGGAACACTCAGCCTGCCCGTAAGCCTCGTTCTCGTGGTGGTGCAGGATGGCCTGCATGGGACCAAAGTATAATTAAGGCTGGAATTTCTGTTAGCAAGGCTGAAAGAAAAGTTCGTAAAGACTATACTACATCTGCAGGAGCGTTAGTAAACCGTTCAGCAGCAGGTGTTATTTATGAATTGGCAGGAAGAAGTAATACAACTTCAGGCAAGAATGGATTTATTAGTAGTTTAGAAGGCGATTCAGGAAATGCATCTCGTGTAGTCTGGAAGTCTGTAGATAAAAATAGAGTGGCAATTGAAAGAAAAGTTTCAGCAGCACTAGATGATTTAAAATTAAGATTACAAAAGAATTTAGAAAAGGAGCGTGGCTAGTATGGCAACAGGTGCAGTATTAGCCAGAATCCTTACCCAATACTCAGACAAAGGATCTAAGGCTGCCGTAAAGGATATAGCCAGACTTACTAAAAAGTTTGATGACTTTGGTAAAAAAGCCAGAAAATCATTTGCCATTGCAATAACAGCAACTGCTGCACTATCAATTAAAATTGGTAAAGATGCAGTTGATGCAGCAATTGAAGATTCAAAGTCTCAAGCAATCCTTGCTCAGGCAATGATGAATACTAATGGTGCAACAAAAGAAGCAATTTTAGCAGCAGAAGATTACATAAAAACAACAATGTTCCGTGTAAATGTTGCAGATGATGAATTAAGAAAGAGTCTTGCAACACTTTATTATGCTACAGGAGATTTAACTCAAGCAGAAAGATTGCAAGGAATTGCACTTGATGTTGCAGCATCCCAAGGAAAAGATTTATCTACTGTAACTGTTGCAATGACCAAGGCACAGCAAGGAAATGTTGGAGTATTAAAAAAATTAACACCAGAACTATCTGCACTTATTGGCAAATCAACAACTGCTGAAGAAGCCTTTACTCTTCTTGGTGCTGCATATGGTGGAACAGCAGAACAACTTGCAAATCTTGATCCATTAACAAAATTAAAATTAGCCTACGGAGAAACTCTTGAAACTCTTGGAATGGAACTTTTGCCAGTTGTTAAAGAATTTGCTAACTATGTAGTAAATGATGTTATTCCAGCAGTTGATGAATGGGTAAAAGCAAATGGAGACGATCTAAGAAATGCTTTAGAGGGTGCACTTAAAATATTTGTAGGACTTATAGATATATTTGCTAAGTTAGCAGCATTTTACAACAAATTTGAATTTTTTATTAAACTTGCAGCAATGCTATTTTTTGTTGGAAGAGCAGTAAAGATTTTTGGCAGAGTTTTTGGTGGTTTAACTAGAGCCTTAACAGGTGTTAAAGCAAGCGTAAAAGGCTTTGGAGATAGACTTGGTAAATTACTTAAAGGCGATGAAGGAATCTATAAGGCTGCTCAGGCAATTGGTGGACTAATAGAAAAAATTGGTAAATTTATATTTGGATTATTAGGCTTTGGTGCTGCTTTTGTAACAGCAAAATCTGCTATAAAATCATTCCTTGGAATGAATGATAAAGCAGCAGAAAGCATTGCTAAAACCACTAAAAAAGTTTATGGTGGAGCAGCAGCAGAAAGATATAAGGCTGAAGTTACTGCAGCAGCAGCAAAACTAGTAGCAGATGCAAGAAAGAAAGCAGCAGCACAAGAGGCCAAAGATGCTGCAGAAGCAGCCAAACAAGCAAAATACGACGCTGCTGTAAATTCTAGAATATTATCAATTAGAAAACAATTAAACATTACTAAAGACAGTGCTATAGATAAAGAAACTGACCTTATTAATTTAACAGCAGCAGCAAACTTATTGGCAAAACAAGGCGTTATTGCTAAAGAAGAACTTGCTAAACTCAATAGATTAAAAGATGAGAATTTCTTATTAGAAGTAAGAGATACTTTGGCAAAAAGATATGCAGATATCCAAAAGGTTATTGCTGATCAAAAACTTGATACTAAAGAAATTGAAGAATTATCTAAAAAATGGGGAATCTCCAATGAGGCTGTAGAATCATATGTTCATCTCGTTCAATCTATTAATGATGGAACAATCTCTGCTGAGGAAGTTGATAAACTTGCAAGAATGTGGGGCAGTTCAAATGAACAGGCTAAAGCATTCCTTGAAACATATCTCAGAATTCATGATGGAATATTAACTGACTCAGAAGTATTTGATTTACTACAACAAGGATGGGCAAAGACTGAAGAAGAAGTAAGAATCTATGCAGATCTTGTTGCAATAGTCCATGATGGAATTGCTAAAGATGCAGACTTTGAAAGATTAGCAGGCAAATGGGAAAAGAGTAAAGAGCAAGTTAATGCCTATGTTGCTTCTATGGGAGCAAAGTTTGATTATCAAGGCGTATTCTTAGACCCAGTAGTTCAGTTGGCTATTAAATGGGACAACGCTACAAAAGCATTAGAAAGATACTTAGCAATGCTAGGTAAGGGATTCAAGTTTGGAGACACTACTGCCATTGTTGTACCTCCAGTAGTAACTACACCAAAGCCTGAAGATCCAGCAGTAACTCCAAAGGCTGGAGATCCAAACTATAGTGGTGATGATAGTATTGCAAGAAGAGCAGCAGCAAGTGCTGCAGCAGCAGCAGCATACGCTGCAGCCAAATCAAAGGGAGACATGGACGCTGCAGCAAAAGCAGCAGCAGGTGTTAATCCAAGTTATCTTGCATCACAAGAAAGTGGATCAATTGGAGCAGCATCTATTGCAGCCCAATTAAGAGCAGCAGAAACAGCACAAGCAATACAAGACAACATTACAAAAATGTCTAGATTTAGAGAAAAAGAAGCAGCAGATTTAGCAGCATCCCAAGCATTATCAGCACAACTAGATTATGATGAAAGATCTAAATTTAGATCAATGACTATGGCTAATGCATCAAGTATTTCTGGTGATGTTTCAGGAAATGCTAAATCTTTAAATGTTACTGTAAATGTTGCAGGAACAGTAACTGCTGAAAATGACTTAGTTCAAACAATTAGAACTGGACTGCTAACTGCTCAGCAAAATGGCCAGGGATTAACATTGCAGGCAGTGTAATATGTCCAAACCAAGACTAGGCGTATCAATCAACTTTCAGGATGGTCCAGCATTTGGTAATCCGTTTATCTTGAATGATATTTTAAGTCCTCTTGATGTTGGTATTCTTGCAGATGCTCCATCAGACATTGTTGATATTTCAGATATGGTGTACAGATGTTCTACTCGTAGAGGTCGTCTTCGTATTCTTTCAAACTTTGAGGTTGGAACGGCATCAGTAACACTATTTGACCCTCAGTCTTTGTTCAATCCTCAAAATACAGCATCACCATATTATGGTAAATTAGTTCCATTGCGTAAAATACAGATATGGGCTGATATTGAATTGGCTGGAACTGATTATAGATTCTACATATTCTCAGGATATATTACTTCATATGATACTGGATTCTTTGCTGGAACTACTGAAACAGCAACTGTAACATTGCAATGTGCTGATGGATTCCGTCTTTTAAATAATGTTTCTACTGGAATTGCTCCAATACCAGGATGTACATATGGACAGTTCTCTGGAGAAAGAGTTGAAGAAATTCTTGACTTTGCAGGGTTCCCAGCATCAATGAGACAAATTGAATTAGGCGATTCATTAATGCAGGCAGACCCTGGTGGAAATAGAAATGTTCTTCAGGCTATTCAAACTGTTGAACAATCAGAATTTGGTGCATTCTATATGTCACCAGTTGGTGGAGCAAAGTTTTTATCTCGCACAACTATTAGTGAGTTAGCAGATGTTGCAGCAAGAACATATTCTGATACAGGGGCTGTTGGTACAATTGCATACTCAAACATAGATTTTGCTTATGATGATCAACTTATTCTAAATGATGTTACAGTCACAAGATATAACGATGGAATTCCTACACCTGCAGTTCCTCAAGAAGTTTCAGATGCTCCAAGTATTCTTAGATATTTTACTAAATCAGGACAAAGAGCAGATATATTAGTCTTAACAGACACAGAGGCAAATGATCAAGCAAGAACTTTAATTGCTGCCCGTAGAAATGCAGAACTTAGAATTGACTCTATGACCTTAAATCTTTCTGATCCAGACAATATTATTAGAAATGTGGCTGGATTAAGAGCAGATATTTACACATTGGTTAATATTGAAAAATCAATGCCTGGTGGATCTAGTGTTATCCGTGAATTGTTTATTCAAGGAGTTCAACACGATGTGACACCTTCAACCTGGAATGTTAAACTGCTTACAGCAGAGCCAATTATCCAGGCCTTTATACTTGATTCAGAAAATCAAGGTATACTAGGATTAACAGAACCAACACCTAACAACAATGCACTATCATACTAAAGGAGAACAAAGATGCCAATAGGTAGTCCAAACGCAGGATATCGTCTGTTTACTACAGGCGAAGTACTAACTGCAGCCCAGGTTCAATACAACCTGCAAAATCAAACAATCATGTACTTTGGAAGTGCTGCAACAAGAAATGCAGACACAGCACTAACGGCTGCCCTAACAGAAGGCATGTTTTGCTACCTTGCAGATACTAATGAAGTACAGTATTATGATGGTGCTGCTTGGCAGTCATTTGCTACTGGAGACATTACGGGCCTAACTGCAGGTACTGGAATTACTATTACCTCAGCAACAGGTCCTGTACCAACAATTTCTATCTCAACAGGAGCAGCCCTTACCTCACCAGAAGAAGTAATAAATCTTTCTGCTGTGGCAGCAACTGGAGCAATCAACATTGATACTCTTACTTCTGCTGTAGATATACGAACAGTAAATGCTTCAGGTAACTGGACAATCAATGTTCGTGGAGACGGATCAACTACTCTTAACTCATTAATGGCAATTGGATCTCAAGTTTCTATTGTCTTTGAATCACCACAAGGTGCCACAGCATATTATCCAACAGCATTTAATGTTGATGGATCTGCAGTTGTTCCTAAATGGTTAGGTGGATCAGCACCTTCTTCAGGAAATATCAACTCAAATGATGTTTATGTTTATACAATTAGAAAAACAGGAGCAGCAACATTTACTGCTCTTGCGTCACAAAACAAGTTTGCTTAATAGTTAACAAAGGAGAATCGTGAGTCCATTATTTCGTAACCCAAGTGGCATAGGTGTGGTGCTTCGTGCTGTCACACCTCCACCTCCTCCTCCAATTATTATCGCAACACCTCCACCACCAATTATTATCGCAACTCCACCACCACCAATCATCATTGCGACACCTCCACCTCCAATTATTATTGCTACACCTCCACCTATCATAATTGCAACTCCACCACCTCCAATTATCATTGCGACTCCTCCTCCAATCATAATTGCAACACCTCCACCTCCAATTATTATTGCTACACCTCCTCCAATAATTATTGCTACGCCTCCGCCACCAATTATTATTGCTACACCTCCACCTATCATAATTGCAACTCCACCACCACCACCATCATGTACTTGTGATGATTTTGGTAATTGTCCAAATCCACCAAATGGAGCATGTTGTGTAAGTTGTGGATGTATCTGCCTTGGTGGTGGAAATATCTGTCAAGGTTGCTAATATGATAAACTATAACAAAGGAATAAAATGACTATAAAAAAGTATGCGTACCTACAAGGAGAAGATGTTTTTTCAGTCTTTACTCTTGATGATACTGATGACTATCAAGCAGGAATAATTTCTGCTATTGAGTCTGGTGCAAAGTATGTTGAAGTTAGACCTGATAACCCTTCTGATCAATTTTGGACTTGGGATGGGACCGTAGCAACTTCACCAGTTGGAGACACTTGGGAGGCTGAACGATGAGTCTAAGAAAACTGATACTTGTAATAGATGAAGATGTATGTGGATTTATAAAGTTTTATGATGAATTTCCCAAGAATGGTACATTAGCAGATGATTTTATTAATAATCCAACAGTCATGGAAGTTCCAGTTGATGTTGATATTATGCGTGGATGGAAATATAGTGAAGAGTTAGGATTCTACGATCCAAATGCCTGATATATCATTAGATGAAATATTCTTGCCAGGAGAATTAGATAATTTAACACTTGTTCAAATTAAAACTCTTCCAGATGGAAGCACAAAAGAAGTTTACGCACTGTAAAAAAGAATAGGGGCAGACATGAGTTGGAAAGACTTTAAAAAAGATAATATAGAAAAAGCCAGAGTTGCAAGACCTTGGGATATCTTGAATCCAGAAATTGAACATGCAACAGAAGAAGAAGAAAAAGCAAGATTTCAAATATGTCTTGAATGTCCATCATTAATACAACTAACTAAGCAATGTAAAAAGTGTGGTTGTTTTATGCAAGTCAAG